CAAGTGATGGCAGATTTAACTGCTTGGCTTGAAGCAAAATAAAACTTCACCTTTTGTGTAACTGACCCTGATTGGCACTTCAGGGTCATGGCTTATATGGAACAACTATGGCATTAATCGTTCAAAAGGATTAGTGCCATTAAGCCACTCTAAGACACACCAAGACAATAATTACAATAAAATCATTATTTTTCAGTATTTCCCGCATTTTTAATATAGACACACCAAGACATATTAAGACACAATGAGCTACATCATTTATGTACACATGCGTGTACATATTCGTGATTTCTTTTTGATGCTCTGAAATTATGTACACAGGTGATCTATGGCTCTCTCTGAACTATGGCTGAAAACCAATAATGGCAAGGCTCGCGCTAAAGTCGAAGAGATTGCAGACCGAGATTCAATGAGTGTACGAATTTCCCCAAAAGGCAAAATTGTTTTTCAATTACGCTATCGTTTTGCTGGTAAGGCTGAGCGCCTAGACCTTGGCACCTACCCTCACTTATCTCTTAAAGATGCTCGACTCAAGGCGACTGAAATGCGTGCACTACTGGACCAAGGGCAAAACCCTAAAGTTGAAGTACGTGTACAGCAGCAAAAGTACATTGATGCCAGCACGCTCAGTGAGGTATTCAATGACTGGTACGAAGGTTATTGCGTTAAAAAGAAGAAATCCGCTGCGGATATCAAAAGCTCATTTGAGATCCATGTCCTACCTGAAATCGGAGATCTACCCATTGAGCGAATCACCCTACAGCAATGGTTGGCGATTTTAGAAGATCTTACTGAGAACGTGCCGTCTATCGCTGAACGCGTCCTAACGAATGCAAAACAGGTTTTGAAGTGGGCTAAAAAACGCGAACTGATTGAGGTGAATCCCCTTTCTGATATTTATGCGAAAGAAGATCTAGGTATTGAAAAGAACCGGGTAAAGCGCGTTCTGAATGATGAAGAAATCAAAATGGTTTGGATGGCCATAGATGAATCTAAAACTACGCCGAAAAACAAAATTTTTATGAAGTTGTGCTTAATGTACGGTTGCCGAAATGGTGAGCTACGAAGCGCCAAGAAAAAAGACTTTGATTTAAAGCGAAAGGTTTGGATTGTTCCAGTCGATAACAACAAGGTGGGTAAGAAAACAGGACGTGAAATAATTCGCCCAATTCTCCCCGAAATGGAAGAATTGATTGTTGAAGCCATGCATCACAATAACACGGAATATTTCCTGACGAATGATAATGATGTAACACCTATGGGTAATGGTGCCTCAATTGCTTTGCCAGCTAATATTATGGAGCGGCTACGCAGGCATCATGATTACAACATGCCTCACTGGACACTTCACGATCTACGCAGAACAGCACGTACCAATTTTAGTGCCTTTACTTCGCGTGATGTTGCAGAATTGATGATTGGCCATGTTATGCCTGGTGAGCAAGGTACATATGATTATTACGAGTACATTCCTCAACAGACAGAAGCTTATACGAAGTGGATTGAAAAACTAAAATCAATCACAGGATGATTGAATTAAGAAAACACCCTAATGTTTGATTGGTAATATTGTGCTAATCCACTAACGACATCACTTATACATTAAAAGGAGTTGCATAATGAATGATAATCAACTTGCTGAATTAATTATCGAACAAACCAGTGATGCTGTAATTTATGCCGATAAAGATGGCAACATCCAGCGCTGGAATAATGCTGCCAGTCAATTATTTGGTTTCTCTAAAGACGAGGCGCTTGGGCAAAGCCTTGATTTAATCATTCCAGAGCGTGCTCGAAAAGCTCATTGGCACGGCTTTAATGTAGCTGTAGAAAATGGAAATCTTAGACTTTCTGGAAAACCAACCTTGACTCGAGCAATTCACAAAAATGCAGAGAAAAGGCTCTACGTACAAATGAGTTTTTCATTGGTTAAAGATAATGATGGTCACGTGCAAGGAAGTGTTGCAATCGCTAGAGATATGACAGAATCCATGACACAAAAGTAAAAACATTTATACTAAACACACAATCAAGAATGGTGAGCCATTCTATAAAGAGGCTGGCTGGTCGTTGGGTTTGAAGAATAATTATGTGGTTTTGAGTGGAGTTGTGAGCTGACTCCAATACTAAAATCACTATCATATTTATGAAATTTATAACAATAGAGTGATTGGATAATTTATGAAATTATTTGGTAAAACAATTTTAATGGCTACGTGCATTCTACCTGTTTATGCTAACGCAACATCAACAATATGTTCCGTGGAGCTGGATGATTATGATGTGCTAGGTATAGAAGTTATAGCTTGGGATGATAAAAAGAGAACAGCAACAGTATCTGATGGCTTTCGCAAGAATCAAAAAGGGATAGTAACATCTGTTAGAAAACATAATGATGGTGAAAAAGTTAATATTCTTATTAAATATTCGGACCCACATGCGAGCGCAGACGAAGCAGAGTTGATAATCTTTCCAATTGGTGAAGATGATTTTAGGGTAATTGGGGTTAGATATTCTTACAATGATGGTCATCGGCTACTTGATTCACTTATAGGAAATCAGGCAGCGAAATGTAAAAGCGTATAGTTTGATGAAATCTAGCCCTCACTTGAGGGCATCCACAATCGCACCATGCTTCGCTTTACAGTCATTGTATTTGGCAACCACATCAATAGCCCAAACCAAAGCCACCTTACCTTGCCCAGACTCTAACTTTTGCAAATCAGCACAAGGCTCAAGGAGGTTCGCTGGAATTGTTGGTGATAAGTGTGTTGATTGCTGACACCCCATCATCATCAAAACAATGCTGCTGATACACAGGACGATCAATGATCTTTTGCACTTCACGTGTAACCGTTTCGACTTGCACGCGTTGCTTTGATTTTTCGGCTTCATAATCTGAGCTCACTTTATTGATTTGATCTTGCTTGGCTGCCAAGGCTTTTAAGTGCTTTTGCTCAATCTCTTGCACTTTGGCAATGCACTTGGAATCGGCTTCTTTGAGCTGCCCAGCCAAGTGATTGCTGTAAGCAATTTGGCACACCCATAAAACAAAAAAGACCGCTATTGCGATCCAGTATCTGAACTTCCATAAGGCTATAAGTATTGGCATCATCATTCCTCTACTTCTGGCAAATCAACTGTTTTCCCAGCCAAGCTGTGATGGCAGTCAGATAAGAATTGAATTTTTCCATCTGTGACAAATGAATGGCATTGACTAGGATGCCCTTGATTCACCATTAAACTTGGACGGAATGTTGGCTGCTCCAAATTCCCATTAAAGCTCCAGTACACTTTGTGCTTTTGATCAACATGGAAGGGATGCAAAGTTTTACATCCTGGGCATTCAATAAAATAAATGCCATTCGACTCAAGCAAGACATTGCTTACTTTCTTAAATTCACCCATTTACTGTGCCCCCATACATTTTTGATAACGCTCTTGCTGACGAGCCCAAACGCCATAGCAATTGTTGGATCGAATTGAACAATCAAGATGAATTTTTTGGATGCCTTTGTATTTCGTTACATACTTCCACTTCAAAAGTGACTTACACGCCTGGACATACTGCCCTGCTTTCAAGTTGCGAAGCATTGAAGATTGATTCCAATTGGCTTGGCCAAAGTTATAAGTAAAGTCGAGATACACGTCATATTCGACTTGAGACAGCTTCACTCCCGGCATAGATTTTCGGAAAGCAATTTCATCTTTGGCCACATGTGTTTTTGCCCATTCCTGTGCTGTTTTGCGTGTGATCGGTGGATCTGTCATTTTGATCTTGCTGCCATCAGGTTTGGTGGTAGACCCAATGCCTTGAGTCACTACCCCGCCACTGTCTTTGTAAGGCTTTGCTGAATAACCCTCTTTCATTTCTAAAGTCGTAAAAAAAGCAGCCGAAGCTGCTAATATTGCGACTGAGATTTTAGTCTTTGACATTGCATTCCCCGTTGCGTTTTCGTTTTTCTAGCTCATGGATTTCTTGCTCACGCTGATCCTTCCGTTTCTGAAATTGGCGGTTTGATAGGAAATTCATAAAGCTAATAATCAAGCCAGCTAAACCAATCCCGACACCAATTAAAAATCCCCAGTCCCATGTTGCTGCCCATGAAATAATTGTGAGTCCAGTACCAGCTGTTGTAGCTACTGGTCCTGATGCCTCGATCACTTGTGCTGCATCTGTCATGCAATCCCCCTAATTTTTGGCAATAAAAAACACCATTTTAGGTGTCGTTTAATTCTTGAAGTTCTATAACTATTTATTTGGAAATTTAAGTGTTGGTGCCGTAAAACCTGTTTCAGAATATCTAGCACCTCTTGTGATGCGTAAGCAATTCATATACCCATTGAATTGCTGCCCAGCCGTATTGCCTCCCCCAAAAGTTAAAGCATTTACATTTCCTGTAACCGCATAACTTGCAATCAACACACCGCCTACAAAAAAATAAGCGACATTTGATTTCCTCATAACACAAACATGTTTCCAAACTTCTCGCCCTAGATTTGCAGCAGAACCTCGGACATTCCCATCTATCAGCAAATTAATTGCACTATAGTTGTTCTGATTCACTGCAACCCGTATCGGTGAGCTCCCAAATATATCAGGATACCATCCAGCTACAGGGCTAGTTGGTAACAACACGAACGCTTCCTGAGTAAAGTCAGCCATCAAGGTTGCTAATCCAGTTGCTGTTATGGAGTCTGTATTCCCATCAAAATATATACAACCGTTGTCTGTATAAGGTGTCTTTACACTAGCACTTACAATTGTAGGGTTACCAGCTATCGTTAAACCTCGTTTAGATGATTGATTCACTAAAGCAGTTGAAGGATAAGATCCTGCATCAGCATAAACAAGCAATTCAACATTCGCCCATAAAGGATCGCTAACAATTGTCGATACAATCAATTCATTGCTAATTTTTTCCACACCTGATCTGACTGATCCAAATCTTACGTAGTATGTTTTATTCGATAGTGCCGTGCTATCTGTATAAGCTTCCCCCACAATACCTACAGCAGTTGCTGACGGCATAGAGGTAGGATTCATACTTGTTTCAGATCGATAGTAATTAACACTGTCATAAAAACCATCAATTGCATAAGTAAATTCGATTTCTACACTCATACTGTTCTCACTGTAGCTGCGATGTTATATGGAGCACTGAAGAAGCTGGAAAGTTCGAAACTATATACAAATGGCTGTAAGCACTCATACCCATCTCTAATCGATTTAAGTGTGATCTCAATGCTACGTGTTGCTGGTTGCATCGATGAGGTTGGTAAGGTATACGTGTTTAATGTACCAACATTAATATTTTGGGTTCTCAAATCAATACCATTCATATCGAATTCTGTAATTGAGAGTTGATACTGACAGCCAGCTTCAAGCGTCACAGCACCGTCATACCATCCTAGTACCCCACCCCCTGTCTGCTGAATACGATTTCGATCCACCCAAGTTAAAATTAAATCGGTTTCAATTTCTGAAGGGAAATACTCTCCATTAATTTGAACATTAGCAGGTGGGTATGGACGAATAGCGCGGGCTTTCATTTCAATTGGAATTGAGCCTTTATTCTCAAGCATACCCGATGGCGTTGTGGTTAATGCTGATACCAAAATCTCCTCTCCAGCAATATATTCTGTTGGATCGTAATCAACATCACTCCCGCAGAAATATAGTTTTGTATCAATACCCCATTCCTGCGGAACAGTATCCAAGGCGCCACGTTTAACTGAAATAACGCCTGTGTATGGATCCACCCCTTGAAATACCATCCACTCACTCGGCGTACCAATCCAATCACTGCCACATTTAATCAATGTTCCGACCGAAATATTAACAATCATTTTCCAGTTTTTAACTGTAAAACTAGAGGAAACTCTTGAGATGATTTGATCTAAATCAGCGGTTTCTGAATATTGAATTGAACCTGCTCGCTCCCACTCATCACCGTTATTGGTCATCATCACAGCATAAAGTGAATTCGATTGAGGTCTTTCTGCAACCGTACCAACCAACCCAATATCACTGTCATATATAAGCTGATCATCAACTTTCCGCTGGCCAAGAGCCATAACTGATAAATAGTACGGCATCTCAAACGGCTCATACTGACATGCAAGTGGTGGCAATGGTGAAGTATCAATCTTCTCATCAATCACAATTGTGCTTGTTAATTCACTTGAATATGACACGACCTCAACAAACTCTATGCTGACCGTATTATCAATTCCATTACCGAGATTGATGCTCATAATCCTCACTGGCAGATCTATAATGCCTTTGCGCAACCAGTTGATCTTAACAATGTCATATCGGTTCCATTTTCTTGCCTCGCTGAATCCTGTTGTAAAAGTGCCTTTCCAGCATGGAGTTGTATACTGCTTAAGTTTCCACTGTGCTACAACTGCGGCATTCCGCTGATTCATAAAATATGGAAAATCAGCATCTTCTGCATTCACAAATCCGTTTGCATTTTTAATCGCAGCATTTTCTGAAACAGAGAATGAAGCATCCTTGATATTGTCACGATCGTAATAGCTAACATTGAGTTGATTAATCGCTTCATCGGCATTCTGCACCTCAAATGAAATTGACTTGATCTTGTTTTCAGCAAGCGTGTGGATTTCTTCTTCTTCAAACCAGTCGTCACGAAACAAAACCATTTCATAAAGACCCGTCTGACGATTGACACGAATTCCCGCCTCAATATGAGAGCAAAGTTCATTAATCGCATTAATGCAGGATTTTTCAGTGATAGCCCAAGATATACCTAAACGCTCATCCCAAATTCGGTCTGCTGCTTTCATAAAGTTTTCATCATTCACATCTGACTCGGGCTTATTCATGGCGGTATCGTCTGTCAAAATTTCACGAATTTTATGAATTGGATTTATATCTCTAGCATCAACAGATTGATAACTGTATTGATCATAAAAATTAATCGTATATGAGAAGGCATTATCTGTGCCTGATGTAATGGACCCATCGTTTTTTTCCTTCAATTCCAGACTACAGAATGGGTAAAAACTACTGGCCTGAAGGACGTAGGTTTTATTTATAACACCAGTGCTAATTTCTTCAATTTTCTCAAAAACAATCCTGTTTTCTGATGAAAAATCAAGAACACAATATTCTTGGTTAAAACTTATCTCCGCAAAAGCTACGCCACTAACACCAACTGCCGATACATCAAAATCAATAACCGGGAATAATGAACCGCTATCACTTGTTCCGAGCGAGAGTCTTTGCCCTGTTCCAATTGGCATAGATTGCGACAATTCAGCCCCTGAGATGCTCTGGTATTTCGCAACAGTATTCTCACCTTCAATAATTATTCTTTTTGTTTCTTCCGCAATAGATTGAATGTAGTCTGGGATTTCCGCTTTCGCAGCGTACCACTGCTCACTCCCATCATTTTTGACATGGATCCGCTTCGGCCAAAGCAGCATTTCTTTCATATAGCCTGAATTACCTAGGTAGAAACCGCCTCCATACCAATTACTATTTTCCTCCAGGTCATCGCCAACAACCTCAAGCTCTTCTTCTGTTAAGCCATAAGCACCATCTGGGAAACCACCACCATCAAAAAGAATATAAGACTGGTATGGATAGGCTGATACAGGCAAACCTATGCTATCCATATATTTCTTATACTGAACACATGCTGTTTGGGCATTAGTTCCATGTTTTATACGCATAGTCCCATATACACCACCTTCATTCTCTCCATACAAATTGGGCTTTTCGATATAAGCCATCTCACCATTAGAACCAAATGGAACACGCTCCCCGGTCTGCCAACCACGCTTATCAAAGTTAATTGCAATCAACCGCTCAATCGGATTGCCAATGAACAAAAGAAAATTGGCAAAATATTTGTAGCCTGTAACTTGTTTACTGCTCCCGCCCATTTTTTACATACTCCACAACTTGCTGTGCCATTGCATCATTGGCTTGTTCAACAATTTCAAGATCAATGCCGTTTTTAAGAAAGTCTTGCCAATCCCAACCTTGAGATAAAAAAAATGCCCGCGAACCGCGAGCACACATCTTTGCTTTGCGTAAATCTGACATATAAATTTTCATTTCTTGCCGCCCTTAGAATAGATTGGCTTTGTGGTTTGCCCCCAAATATGCGTCATGTTGCCGTACATATGCGGGCTACCAGCAATATCTGAAAATGAAGTGCCTTCATCAGCAATGGTGCCATCCAATTGATTGGGCTTTTGCTGATTCTTCTTCATTTGCTTACGCATTTGGATGTAATTCCACACCCCGACTGCAAGTGAAATTACAGCCGCAATTATTAGTAATGGCATATTTCTCTCACTTGATTAATCCAACCACCGTCGGGTTTTCATTCGGAATAAATGGATGTCCGGCAAAACGAAGGTTATTGGCAAACTTCGCATGACACATTTTCAAAGACTGATCACAACCTGGTGCAACACGGACCACATCCCCAACTTGCAAACCCACATGCTGCCGAAACAACGTAGCCGCTGTGCCAGATCCAGTGCTGAGCAAGGTATATGCCCCATCTTTCAGCAATAATCCAAGGTATAAGTAACCCTCAGCATAAGTCTTGGTTTCCATTACTGGGTCACCATCTTCATATGTTGGATTGCCTTGGCCATCTAAAACCGGGTTGCCCTCAGCATCAAGTACGGGAACTTGCTCAAATACAGGGTTGCCATTTTCATCAATCACCTGTGTGGGATTCACGGTGAATGCGATGTTCAGACTGTTAATAGCAGTGATGGTTACATCAAAGGACCATTGCTCAAAAGAAAGACCGCAGAAGCTGTCATAAATTGAATTCGGGCAAGGAGCCTGAAACTTCCGAGTTAAGATGTTTCGATTGAGAAAGGATTCACCAGTTTCGCAGACCAGAGTCATGGTGTCGGCATCTTCATCAAATTTCGGCTGAGTCACTCGCCCTTTGTGCAATACCAGTGTTTCATCATTGAATAGTTCTAAAATGGTGATGGTTACACCACCATAAAAGATCTTATTGATGAATACCGCTTTTAGGTCATCCCCATTTTGATTGAGCAAACTCATCTGCGGAAATGTGACTTCGGTATCACACTTATCAATGCTTTCATCTTCAATCGCAGTACGCTGTAATCCGCGCACTGGCAAATATTCAATGCTGTTATGTGTTACTGCTTTACGCGCACTGGTGAAGTTCCAAACCTTATCACCATGTTTGAGCTGATAGAGTTCTACTCGGGTTTTCATGAAGATAGCTCCACTATCGGTACGGTGACTTGGCTTTTGCCGGCACCTAAAAACTGAAATTCAATTTGATCAGCATCGAAGCGATGTAGGCCCAAATAACAAATCTTTTGGATTGCACTACGCTGCACATTCAATGCCGGTGAAACGGTTAAAGTCGTTGCTGTTTTGGCTGTAATCACATGCGCTGTCCAGACATCATTGATCTTGACTGCAATGTGCTTTCGATCCGCTTCCAAAAAATACGCTGTATCGGTGTTCAGTACGTTATAGACCATGCCTGTATTGGTGATATTGATATGCTTTTCATACAACGGCATCCAAAAGGCTTTATGGCGACCCATACGACGAAATAGGAATCGTCGGTAAGCATGGAACTCTGACCAGTCCTTCAGCACAGATTTAAACGGCTTCATGTAACGCGGCTTGGCATGATGGGTAAACTGCTGAAATCCACCCACATCACCATCAACAATGCTTTGATGCTGGGTTAGGGTCATTTCCAAAGAATCACCATCCAAAATCAAAGGATTGAAATACAAGTCATCGCCCAAGTACTGCGTTGGCAAATCACCATCATGCTCTGGTAGATCTTCAGCAATCACTCGAAAGACCACAGAAGCATTGGACCAAAATCCACCAGCATTGATTGAAGCATTACCATCAATAATGCAGATCCGTAACGGCATCATCACTGCATTAGTGGCTGTGATATTTTCGGATAGTCGAAAGCCATCCTGATATTCCGTTTCCAAGGGCTGAATCACTTCATTGGTTTCAGGATCTCGGATTTCCTCCTGAGTGATGATGTAACGCCCGATCTCGGTGATTTCGACTACCTGAGCACCTTCACTACTCTCTATAAAAGCAAAACCGACTTTTAAGTCGGCTTGTGTGCTACTGGTGTCTAGGATAATGAAGTCATCTTCGACAATATCTGAAATGGTTCGCTTCACCTGTCGCAGTGGTATGCCCCAGTACTTACGCAAATTTGCATACAGCATATGGAACATATCACCCATGGCTTTCTGCATTTGCACGTACTTAAAGCTCAGGATCTGCCGTGGTGCATCGCGTAATGCGTTGCGCTCCTCACTTCCATCAAAGGATTCATGTACTTCGGTTAAGAACTCGAACCGTTCTGTAGATTCAAGCAGAGGGCAATTTGTTAATACATGCACCTCGCCATATGACGTTTGTATTTTCATTTTGTCCTCAAATGTTGGGCAATAAAAAACCGACCTCTTTTTGGGTCGGTTTTAATTCAAAACTTCGATTAATTTGGCTAATGACTGGAGTATTGGAGCTAATTGCCATGTGCCGATACCAATTATAATTAAGAAGCCAATAGCATAAGTCCATGTTCTTAAATCTTTACTTTCTGCTAACTTATTCATTACTTTCTCAACCTGTAAATCTAGGTTAAAATTCATATATGTTCTGATCCTCAAGTGCGCTTTGTGGGTTGGAAACAAAAACCCCAAGAGCTGCGAACTCTCGGGGTTTTGTTTTATCTTTGGCTTGAAATTAGGCTTTGACCTTGCTTCGGTTGCGATTCATGTGATAGATAACAGCATCCCCGAAGTCTCGTGAATACTTGTAATTCTTGGCCTCGTCCAAATCCTTAACCATAATTACACTTAACTTGTTATCAATAGTCTGAGGCTGAGAAGATCCCACCTTCGCATTTGCCTGAGCTTGCCGTTCAGCCTGCATTTCGGCACCACTGTTAATCGCATTAGGTTGAGCTTTTGCAAGGCGATTGGTATCTCGTTGATCAGCTAAATACTTTGTTAAATCGGTATTCTGCTGAGGGTTAAGAACACGTTCACCACCATCTAAAAGCCATGTGCCTTCACGAGGGATATTGTCGATACCGTTGTGAGCCATACCAGTAAGATTAACGCTCTTCATACTCGCAGCTTGTGCAACTTGGAGGGCTGCTGCCGCTGCACCTACCGCTGGAGCAATGTATGGACCAACATAAGGAGTACCAACAACAGCATCGTAAGCCTTCGAGTATGCGGCTGGAATATTTAGCATAGCTTGTGCTACGGCAAATGCCTTTTGAGCTGCAAACAATACAGCGTACGTTCTTGAGTTTTCATCAACCAACTCGGCAAATCCACCAAACATTCCATCAAGATAACTTGCTGTTGATTTAGCTTGTAATTGCAACTTTGCATTCTGGTATTGTTCTTCATTAATCAGGTCATTTTCGCGAGCTCTTTGAAGAACTTCGAATTGCTTAATTAATGGATTCTCTTCAAATCCCATAACGCTTAGATAGTCACTTGTGAGTGATTTTGTTAAATCATTCTCAGCCCTCTTTTTATCAAGTCCAGCGGCATTAATTCGTCTAGATTTCTCCTCAGGATCTTTAATCTTTTCAGATTCTCGCAATTCAAACTCGTATCGCTTCTGAATCAAATCCATTTCAGAATACATAGCTTGCTCAAATTGAAAGATGCGCTGCTCTTTGGCGAATTGTATTAGTTTGAGTTCTTCTTGGTACTGGTCATCTAGAAACTTTAATCTCCCTTCTTTTACAACACCGCTGATTCTAGTGTCATTTTCAGCAATCTCTTTGTCTTGCTGATAGGCATATTTAAGCTTTTCCTCTTCGGACCACTTGTATTGATTTAACTCAAGATTTAGTGATTTAAAGTATTCTGCTCGCTCCGCATCAAATCTCTGTTTTGCTAAACTTTCATATTTAGATTGATCTGCTGCTGAAAAACCCGCACCGCCAATGCGCTTTAACTCATCATTTTCAGAAAAGTTAATATTTTCAAAATCGGTGGCATATTGCCTTGATATTTGATCACGATCTCGCATTTGTTGGTCAAGTAGATCGTCAGCATCCTTTTTAGCCTTCTTATTTGCATTAGACTGAGCTTTAGACCTCTGACTAATACTACTTGCATAGCGTTGCTCAGCCTTTGATCTTGCCTCCGTTAAAGACACACTACGCAAAGCCTGATCAATTTCCTCTTGTGTAAGAATTGCACTCTCACCCTTTGCTTTTTGCAACTCTAGTATTGCCTTAGCTTGTGCAGGTGTTCTACCTTGGTTCATCAAGCCAGTCGTATAAATATCATCAAAAGCCTGAGATTGAATGCTTTTTAAATAGTCTTGGTGTGCTTTAGCGGCATTACTCGCAGCATTCGCATTGTCATCTAGCGCCTGTGTATTTTGGTCAATCTGGGGTACAGCATTAGATGCTGCATTACCAGACAATGACACTTTTACCCCATACACAGCCTGAGCATCAGCCGTCTTTTGAGTTTTAATGCGCTGTTCTTCGTATTTCTGATTCAAGTCAGTGATTTGGTTGATTTGATCAGGAGTTACAAAATAAAGCTTATTGATCTGCTTAATAGCATCATCTTGACTAATAATCCCCTGACGCACCTTGTTAGAGATATCTCTAATTTTTTCCAAAGATTCATAGCTAACCTGATTTTTAGCCGCATAGTTTTGGAGTGAAATTACGGCACTGTTGAATTGCTGGTTCAGTTCATTAAGTGCTTTGTTTTGAGATTGAAATGCTGATGCTAAATCAGACTTAGCGCTCTGACGTTGAGCACCCTCCAAAGCCAATAACTCACCCTTAGTTTTACTTGCTACTTGAGCTTGTTCTTCAAGTTTTTGATTTGCCTCAGCAGCTCGACCACTAAAGTACATATAGCCTGCTGCCAATGCCGTAACACCAAGCGTTATCGCTCCAATAGGACCTCCAACCAATGCCAGCATTCTTGCTCCAATTGCTCGACTGGCATTCAAAGCATTTTCAGCCGCAGTTTGCGCTGCAATTGCAACAGTATTGTTTTTCACCGCAATATTATGAGCAATCTCCGCCTGAGTTAAACGCATGGTCGCAGCTGCACGCGCTTGTCGTGTGGTGGCAGAGTTAAACTCTACACGCGCCATATTCATTTCGGTGAGTGCTTGTGCTGCTGCTAATCGTGTACGCTGAACCTCCACAGCAGCCAATTGGGTTTGCATCTGCAAGTCAGCAGTCATAGCTAGACGCTTCTCAATGGTTGCGTTGATTGATGCTTGAACTGCAACAGTCTGAGTCACAATAGCCTTGGTAAGTAAGGCTACGCCACCCAGCATTCCAATATTCGCAATAGCTTCTAGGTTTTGACTCAATAACAAAATTGAAGATGAAAGTAACTGAGATGCTCCAGATGCCTTTCCTGCCTCACCCGTATACTCAGTCACACTATTACTTAATACAGTCATAGATTGCTTAATGGTTGCATCAGTCTTAGCAAATTCAGCATCTGCTACAGAGGACATTGATAAAAGTGCTTTAGTAACTTTTTCCGATGTTAACTCTCCAGCTTCAGCCATAGCTTTTAATTGCCCAATTGGAACACCCATTCCTTGAGCTAAAAGACGCATAAGACCGTAGCCATTTTCCATGACTGCGTTAAACTCATCACCACGCAATTGACCATTCCCGAGTGCTTGCCCGAGTTGGGTAATCGCTGATGCGGAACCCTCAGCACTAGCCCCTGACAATGCAATACCTTTTGCAACCGTTTCTGTCAGCTTTGAGATGTCTGATTGCGCCAAGCCTATTTCTTTGGCATTCATAGCAAGCTTTTGGTAAACAGTCGTAACAGATTCCCATGAGGATCTTGATCGCTGTGCAATTGCGAAAGTCTCTTTCATGGCGCTATTGAGTTCAGTTTGCTGTGTTGTAACAAGCTTTAATTGGTTTTGGATACCTGTATACGTATCCATTTTGCCAATAGCTGCACCAACAGTAACAAGCCCAGCCATATAACCTGCAAGATTACGTGTTGCCACAGACATGCTATCCATAGACTTTGTAGCAAACTCACCCTTCTTTTCTATGCTTTCCAGTTCTCTAGCGAGCGCCTGAGCGTTTTGCTTGGCATAAACAGAGTCAATTTCAATGACTAAGCGGCTTCTTTGTTCAGGCATTTCGCTTTCCTTTAGGCAATAAAAAACCCCGCTTTCGCGAGGTTTGGATGTTGAATAAGTTGGCTAGAGTTTTTTGTATTCCTCTAGCATTTCATTAAATTTTTCAGCAAATCCAGTTAAATCTGTTTCACTATCTCTATTGTATTCATATGGCCATTCTTTATATCTAGTATAGGCAACCTTACCGTTTTTCATTTGCTCTATGATTTTTTGTGGTGTTTGGCTTATGCCTTCATAGCCATAAATTGGCTTATTTTCATCAATCTTGATGGCGCTCTGTGATTTTGGAAAGTGGTCTCTTCCAACATATACGCTATAACTACCATCAACAATGCTAACCATTAGGTTGCTATGAGCTTTAGAAAGTGAACATACCTTTTTCCCATTAAATCTATCTTTATTGCAACTTGCATTCCAATCAAGTGGCGACCACTCGGGCACATAGGTTTTTTTATCCAAGCTTAAGTTATATTTTCCATCTACTTTATTTTGTGGGCTTGAATAGATTTCATCTGCGTAGAGAAATGAACTCCATATGGAAAATATTACTATTAGAACTATCTTCATAATTGCCCCAAATGTATATAATTCAGAACAAGATACTAACTCTCTGGTCAAAAAGAAACCGCCATAAAGGCGGTTGATCTTCTTATGATACTGGCTTTGATAAAATCAAAGGTCGCTCATTGCTCAAATCGGCTAAATTTCTACTTTTCCCACAATTAGGCTGATTGGTGTCAATAACTTGATTCCCCTCAACGCGATACCCGATTTTACCAACCAAAAATGCATAATTAAGACTGGTAATAACCACATCTGTTAAAGCTACTGAACAGTTATTCTTTTCAATTGCTTTGTCCATTGCTGTTTTCATATCAGGAATGCCGAGCGGGAATAAAATAACTGGAACTGAGTCATCCGCAGTAACCCGCTCGCCTTTCACAAACTGATTTGAGTTTAAATTGTAGTTCTTCGTACTCGCTACAGTTAAATCCGCAACTCGCACCGCACACCCACTTAATGACAACCCAAACCCAATCGCTGCCAAAACTAATAATTTTTTCATGAAGTTACCCTTTTTTATAAGCAAGGGTAAGATACTAATTATCAGATAAAAAAGAAACCCGCCTGAGCGGGTTTGTGTTTTAGCATTTGCCGTTATTGATTACTGGGTTGTGTTTGTTTTCCCAATAAAAAGCATCTCTCAACCTCGATCCATCACTGTTGTAATGGAAAATTTCACCAGACTCAGCCACTTCCTTTTCCAAATCTTGCAATGTAGAGAGGGTTTCAAACATCTCGAACAATGGAAGATGTGTAATCATGGTCTTGTGCTTCGGGAATGCCTTTTTGACTTTAAGTTCGGCATTCGTAAGCTCAAGCATATTGCATCGTTCAACAGCTTCAATCACATAACAGTCATCACCAATGATAAAATCAATCTCTTGATCTTCATCATTATCACCAGATAAACGCATTGCCATCACAAAGTAGGTTGTATCTTCAGGTCTCATACCACTACTCCATTCAACAATGCTTGTTTAATATCATCCATAACAGCTTGATACCACTTCACCTGTTTAATTGGTGTGCCATCATTGTGCTTTTTGCCTGTATCAAGCATCTCACACAACTTTTCACCTTTCGTAGTTACTGCCCAAATGCCACCAACTCGCTCTTGATAACCTAGATTCAACAATACTTCGTTTACCTTTCTTGCACTTAATTTAGGCTCACACATTTCACCCAATTGTGTTGGGGTTAAAATCTGCTGTTTATTTTCAGCAATCAGGTGTGTCTCACCAAGTAATTCCAAAGGAGATTGTCCGGTTAATGCTTTGACTGCCTTATCGGTTGCCAAAATATGCTGATTACCTTTGAATCCAAATGCCCGAGCCATCATTGCGCACTGACGAGTGATTGTCCCGAGTTGCATTGGTTTTTCTTTAGTGGTTTTTGGTTGAGTCATTTCCTTGACTGCAAAATAACAATCTTCCAATTTCTCGAAAACTTCCCATGCTTGATCCGTGTCTAGAATCTTGGCATGTCGAGCTGCACCTTTTTCTGTCCAGAGAATAATTGAGCTGGCATTTTTACTGATTTGGACATACCCGATATTATCGGTGATGTCTTTTGAACCAACTGACCGAGAGTCAGTCAGTGTGGCTTTTAGTTTTCTAAGCTCTTCACCCTCAACCTTAAAGAAGTGCTTACCCTCAGTAAATCTTTCAGAGTTACGAGAATAGTTTTTCTGAATATTATTCTGATCCGTCCCATAAAAGTTAGCCAACTGTTCAGTAGTCAAAACAGGTAAGTTTTTATACTCAACAACGTTCACATCGTGATTTTCAATTTTAACTACTGCATTCATGCCACCAACTCCTTTGCAAAAACTTCTACAAGCTGCGGGGAGCATTCTTTGAAAAATTCAAGCTCCTCCATACACTCATCTTTAAGTTGAGATGATTTTTCCAAAGCCAAACC